TATGACGCCTACGCCATTGCCCGGCAGTGGGGCTGGCTGAACGCCGACGAGATCCGCGAGCTCGAGAACCTCAACCCCGTTGGCGGAGACGCCGGCCAGGCGTACCTCAACCCGATCAACTTCGCGCCGGCTGGGGCACCTGTGGCGCCGGAGCAGCCGGTGCAGAGCGACGCGCCGGCAGCACGGGGCGACTTCCGGCCGCTGCTCGACGCCGCCTGGGAGCGGATCACCCGGCGCACCGGCCAACAGGTCGCCGCGGACATCAACAAGGCACTCAGAGCAGGCCAGAAGGAAGTCGCCCTCGAGATCCTCGAGGAGCGTCTACGGGAGCACCGCGAGTACGCGGAGGCGCAACTTGCGCCGATCGCGGCCGCCGGGTGGCGGCCAGGGAGCAACGGCCATGGAACAGCGTAAGGCAATCGCACCGCACAAGACCGCGACCACCGATGTCGCGTGGGACGGCCCGGCGGCGAAGGCGAACCTCAAGGAAGGCGAGTCAGAGGCCTACTACCGGAAGGCCTTCGCCTGGCAGGACCCGGAAGCCGACGCAACCACCAAGGCGGCGTACAAGTTCATTCACCACGAGGTCTCGAGCGACGGTACGGTCGGCGCGGCGAACACCGTGGCCTGCTCCAGTGGCATCGCAATCCTCAACGGAGGCCGCACTGGCACCACGATCCCGTCTGCCGACCGAGAGGGCGTCTACCGGCACCTCGCCGCGCACCTGAAGGACGCCGGGAAGGATGCGCCGGAGCTCAAATCGGCGCCGACGCCGTTCCTGGAGCGTCGATCGGTGACGGAGTTCCGCGCCGAGACCCTTGAGGGCGGCGCGCGGAAACTCTCCGGTTACGCGGCGGTCTTCAACTCCGAAACCAACATCCGGACCATGTTCGGCAGCTTCCGCGAAGTCATTCGGCCCGGCGCGTTCACCCGCGCTCTGCTGGAGGGCCAGGACGTCGTCGCGTGGTACCAGCACGGTGACGGATCGCCGCTGCCGCTCGGCCGCACCAAGGCCGGGACGCTACGCCTGTCGCAGGACAACCGCGGCCTCGCCTTCGACCTGGACCTTCCGGACACTTCGGCGGCCAAAGATCTGGCCGTGAGCATCGGCCGCGGGGACGTCCGCGAGATGTCCTTCGCCTTCGAACCGGCCGAGGAGGGCGGCGAGCGCTGGACCAACGGCGAGCCGAGCCTCCGTGAACTCCTCGACCTCAATGTATTCGACGTCTCGCCGGTCGTCTTCCCGGCATACCCGTCAACTTCCGTTGGTCTCCGTTCCGAGGCCGACGTCTACCGCGAGCACCTCGAACTCGACCAGAGAGCAGGCTCCCAGGCCGAGTCGTCCGACGCAACCTCCGAGGCGGGCCTCGAAGCGGCGCGGCTGGCGATCGAGATCGCAAAACAACTCTAAAGGAGAGAACATCATGGACAAGGTACTCGAGCTGCGCGAGACGCGCGGCAAGGTCCTCGACCAGGCCAACGCGATCGTCAACGAGGTTGGCAAGGTCGGAGGCGAGTTCACCAAGGAGAAGAGGGCCGAGGTCACCGCCCTCATGGACAAGGCGAAGGACCTGCTCGAGCAGATCGAAGTGCTCGAGGGCATCCGCTCCGCGTCCGACACCCTCAACCAGCCCGCAAAGCCGAAGTCGGCTCCGGGCGTCGACCTCGACCCACGGATCGGCATGACCGAGAAGGAGACCAAGCGGTACTCGATCATGCGCGCGATCCGCCGGTTGGCCGAGATGGACGTCGATGATGGGTTCGAGAAGGAGTGCTCGGACGCCGTCGCCAAGAAACTCGGCAAGGAGACCCGCGGGTTCTTCGTCCCGTTCGAGATCATGGAGCGTCGCGAGGCGCGGACCTCCAGCATCCTGAAGGGGACGGGCACCACGGGCGGCTACCTCGTCGACACGGAGCTGCTCACCAAGAACTTCATCGAACTGCTGCGCGTGCGGTCGTTCACCCAGCAGGCCGGTGCGCTCATGCTCACCGGCCTGGTCGGTGACGTCCAGATCCCGAAGCAGATCGGTGGCGCGACGGTGTACCACCTCGCCGAGGACGGCTCCCCAACCGTGTCCGGTGCCACGCTCGGCATCGTCAACATGAACCCGAAGACCATCGGCGCGTGGTCCGACATCACCCGCAAGATGCTGCTCCAGACGGACAACGTCTCGATCGACAACTTCGTCATGCAGGACATGGCGAAGGTGCTGGCGATCGCGATGGACAACGATGCCCTCGTCGGCAACGGCCAGGGCAACGTCCCGCGCGGCATCACCTTCACCACGGGCATCGGCTCGGTGGTGGGCGGCACGAGCGGCGCCACCATCGCGTGGTCGCACGTCATCGGTCTCGAAACGGCGGTCGCGAACAAGAACGCCGACCTTGGCGCACTGGCGTACTTCGTCAACTCCGCGAGCCGCGGGTGGATGAAGGTCACTCCGAAGGTGACCGGCTACCCGATCTTCCTGTGGGACACCACCGGCTCCGCCGACCTCCCCGTCAACGGCTACAAGGCGTACTGCACCAACCAGCTTCCCAGCAACCTCACGAAGGGTTCGTCGAACGGCATCTGCTCCGAGCTCATCTTCGGGAACTGGAACGAGCTGATCTACGGGTTGTGGGGCGCCCTCGAGATCATCAAGGACCCGTACAGCCTTTCGACCTCCGGCGGCCTCCGGATCGTCGGTCTGCAGGACTTCGACGTTGCGGTCCGGCACCCCGAATCCTTCGCCGCCATGCTGGACGCCCTCACGGCGTAAGCGAGAGGCAGTGAACACGACGCAGTGAACCCAGCGGGGGCCACACGGCCCCCGCTTCTACTTGGAGGGCACCATGGCACTCGATGTTTACTCGGGCGTCGATTCGGTCCAGCTCCTGGCACCGATCGCCGTCACCGTCACCGCCAACACGACCGGGGTGGACTTCTCGAATCACACCGGCATCGGACGGGTCGACGCGACCGTCGGGGTCGTCTCGGGCACCACGCCGACGATGTCCCTGCAGCTCCAGGACGCCACGACCGCCGGTGCGACCTACGCGAACGTCGCTTCGGCCGCGGCACTCACCGTCGCCACCACTGGCGGCACGATCCAGTCCATCTCCTTCAACATCGACCAGACCCGGCAGTTCCTGCGCATCGCCATCACGGAGGCGGGGACCACGCCGTCGTTCCTGATCGGCATCAACGTGATCGGCACCAAGAAGTACATGGTCTGACCCGAGCGGGCGGGGGCTTCGGCCCCCGCCCCTCACTACCCAGAAAAGAGGGAGAAGATGAAAGTCCACATCATCCAGAACACTACAGCGACACCCAGGGGCGAGTCGTTCCGCATCGTCGAGGTCGGCGAGATCATCGACGTGTCCGAACAGGACGGCAAACTCCTCGTCGCGATGGGCCGCGCCACGGTCCCGGGCGCCCCTGCGCCTTCAATCGAGGAGACCACCGATTCCCGCACCATGGCCGCACTGAACGCCGCGCAGGCGCGCGAGGGACGGCAGGCACGGAAGTGAGCAGCACCGATCCCACCACCCAGGAGCTGAAGCAGGAGATCCAGATGCCCGAGGGCTTTACGGGTGTGCTCATCGCAACCCCGGCCTACGGTGCGACGGTGACCGCAGGCTACGCGCGAGCTCTCGCTGGGACGATCTACTTCCTCGAGCAGATCGGGATTCCGGCTTTCCTGTTCATGGTGACCAACAACTCCCTGATCTCGAGCGCACGTGACACGATTGCGGCGGCGTTCGGCTCGATGCAGTTCAGCCACCTGCTCATGGCCGATGCCGACATCGAGTGGCAGCCGGCGGCGGTCCTGCAGCTCCTGGCCGACGCGCGTAAGCACGAGGTCGTGCTCGGCACGTACCGGAAGAAGAAGGACGAGGTCCAGTGGACCGTCCGTTTCCCGGAGGATAAGCCGCTCAATCAGGACCCCGAGACAGGGTGCGTGGAGATCGAGTATGGCGGGGCCGGCTTCTGCCTCATGGCGAAGTCGGTCCTCGACAAGATGGCAAAGGCGTTTCCGGACCTCAAGTACGAGTCGCTCGACACCTACGACGCGCACCGGTTCGCCTTCTACACCCCGTTCCAGGCGGCCCCGGGCAGGCCGCCGTGGGGCGAGGATGCCGCGTTCTTCGCCCGCTGGCGCCAGATCGGGGGCCAGGTATGGCTCGATCCGCGAATCAACCTCAAGCACTGGGATGGCGCGAAGTGTTACACCGGCCGCACCCGCGACATCTTCCAGCTTCCCGGCGGCATGAAGAGGATCGCGGACCTCGAGAAGCTCATCCGGCCGGCGCTCGATGTCGAAGGGTGGCTCTCCGAGCCCCAGGCGCTCCTTTTGGCCACCGCCGCCAGTCGGGTCAAGGAAGGGTGTGTCGTCGAACTCGGCTCCTGGAAGGGGCGGTCAACGTCCGTCCTCGGCCTCGTCTGCAAGGGTATCCGGCCTGTGATCGCGGTGGACTCGTGGACGGGAGCCCCAGGAAGCGGTGCCGATGGTCACGCCGAGGCCCTCCTGCATCCCGAGGGCGTCTTCGCCCAGTGGCAGGCCAACATGGAGCGGCTTGATCTTCTCGACACCGTCCAGGCACGCCACGGTGATACAGCTGAGGTTGCCAAGAACCCAAACTTGCCGGACAAGATCGGCATGCTGTTCATCGACGCCGAGCATTCGACCCAGAAGGTTCTCGACGACTTCCGAGCCTGGGAACCATACCTCCTGGAGGGCGCGACGGTGATCTTCCACGACTTCGACTGGACGAGCGTCCAGGCGGCGATCGCCGAACTCGGAATCGTCGTCGAGATCGTCCACGACATGGCGCTCTGGACCAAGTTGCCGGCCCAGAAGGAGGCCATCGCATGATCCGCGTGCAGCAGACCGCGCCACCGGCCGTCGAACCCGTCCTCCTCGACGAACTGATTATCTGGGGGTCCGTCGGACTCAACGACATCAACAACCAGGGCCCCGACCCGGACACCCGTGAGCTCGTGCGGTCGCAGATCGCCTCCGAGCGCACGCGGATCGAGGAGGTCTGCAAGCGGGCGCTGGTCCAGACGACCTACCAGGTCACCTTCGACGCCGAGGATCTAACCCTGGATGACGGGTCGCTGTGCACTTCGATCGCACTCCCGCTGCGCGTCCGGCCGCTCGTCTCGATCACCAGTGTCACGTGGTACGACCAGAACGCCGTCCAGAGCACATTGGTCGAGGGGACCGACTTCTACAAGACCGCCGGCGAGTCTCCGGTGATCGCCCTGCTCCCGAACAAGACCTGGCCGACGAGCGCGCGCGACTTCCAGTGCCTCATCGTGGTTTGCGTGGCGGGGCACGCCGCCGCAATCGCCCCGAGCGTGGCCACGAGCACCGACACCCTGGCGGTCGTCTCCAGCACGGCGGTGCCCGCAGTGGGCGGCGTGCGCTTTGGGTGCGAATGCCTCTCCGGAAATCCTGTCTACTGGACCGTTTTCGGCGGCAACCTGGCGAACTACTCCGACGAGCAGATCGTTCGGCCGGCGACGCAAGTACAGGTCGGAGGAACGGATCACTACACGGCTGTCCCGGCGCCCCTGGCGTACTACCGGGTCAAGATCCAGAGCTACACCGCCGGCCAGCCGGGCGTTGTGGATCTCCGTGGCATCAACGGCGTCATTCC